CTGAACGTCAGCAGGGAATGATAGATAGTCCTTGGTACTTTGTCCCGATTAACATCGGCTGGTACATATACAAATAACTTCCAATAGGAGAAACCAACATGGCCTTTGCACAGGGTTCACGCTCCAGTCTGTCGTTTATTACTGAATCTACGTTTGGTACGACACCCGCTGGCAACTTTATTAACCTACCTTTCACTACCAACTCTATAAACTTGACTAAAGATCGTGTAGAAGGTAACGACATCCAATCTGACCGTATGCCACGGGTTGACCGTCACGGTAACCGTCAAGTTGGCGGAGACATAGTATCTGACTTGCGTGATTCTGACTTTGATGTATTCCTTGAATCTGCTATGCTTAATACTTGGTCAACTAACGTACTCAAGGTTGGGGTGACACCAAAGTTCTTCTCACTTCAAGATTACGCTGCTGACATTGACCTTGCTCGTAGGTTCACTGGTTGTACAGTGTCAACGATGGGTATCTCTCTTGCTCCAAACCAAATGGTAACGACTACCTTTGGTATTGTAGGAAAAGACATGAACCCTACGATAACTGCTGGTTCTTTTATAACTGGTGATTCATATACGATTGTCACGGTAGGTACTACAGACTTTACAACTATCGGCTCTGCTGACAATAACGTAGGTACAACCTTTACTGCAACTGGTGCTGGTTCAGGAACAGGTACTGCATCGGTAGGCTTTGCGGTTCAACGTGATGAGACAGCTAACTCAGGTTCTGCACCATTTGATGCTTACTCAGGTACACTGAAGTTGGGCGATACTGGCGGATCATTAACAGAAGCTGCTATTATCACGAGCATTGACTTGACGCTAGACAATAGCTTCTCTGCTACTTTTGTTATAGGTGACTCTTCTGCACCATCACTTGAGTATGGACGTGCTGTAGTTGAAGGTACTATCACAGCTTACTTTGAAGACACAGCTTTGATTGACCGCTTCATTAACGAAGTAGATACTGCAATGGAAGTTGTCGTAGGCGATGTCGCGGGTAATACCCTCACCTTCCTCTTCCCTAAGATCAAAGTTAACAGTGCTGACGTAGGTGTTGATGGCCCAGAAAGCCGCATGATCACTATGTCCTTCGTAGCCCTCTACGATAGCACAGAAGATACTAACTTCAAGATCACAAGATCAGCATAACTGGATACCTAGCTAGGTAGTGGAGGCTCCTGAGTCGGGTCGGGGGTCTCCACGTTAATCAACCCGACATAACTTCCCCCGAAAGGAAACCCCGATGGACTTGAAAGACCTGACACCTAATTTAGACGACATTGTTGTTGAGATTAAACATCCAGCAACAGGTGATGTACTTAAGAATGACGATGGCACGAATATGACAATTACTATTCTTGCGCCCCATTCTAAAGAGTATAAGAAAGCTCAACATGAGCAAATCAGCAAACGGCTTAAGAAAGCTCAGAAGAGTAAGTCTCAAGATGTTGACTACTCAGATATTGAGGAAGCTACGCTGGAGGTCTTAGCTAAGACGACTAAGGCTTGGAATATTACCTACGGCGGAGAGATGCCTAAGCTCACTGTCGCTAAGGCCAAAGACATTTACGAAGAAGTCTTTTGGATTAAGAACCAGCTTGAGGAGGTAGTAACTGACTCTCTGGATTTTACGAAGGTCTGATCTGTGAGTTAGTTGAGTGGGCTGGACACCAGTTCAAACTCAATAAGCCAGATCAGAACGGTACTACAGAACGAGAACATCTTGAACAAGTAGAGAGGCAGACTGGACGTAGAATAGGAGCATTGGAACCCCCGACACCCTTCCCCATGCTAATATCCCACGTTTGGTCTGCCTTTATTGCTTTAAGCTCTAGCAGAGGATCAGGCTTTAGTGGCCCAGCGCCTATTACCTTTGAGCAAATTAAGGCATGGAAAGAGCTTACGGAAACATCTATTGAGCCTTGGGAGATTGAGGCCATCAAGAGAATAGACCTAGAATACTTAAGGGTGGCAAATGGCTGATATTAAGATCATAGTAGATTCCTCTGACGTTGCTACCGCAACAAACAGGGTCGATCAGTTAGGGTCGTCTGGTACAGTAGCGCAAAAAGGTATTGATAAAGCCGCAAGAGGCATGAATCAGTTTGGCGCTGTCGCTAAGAATGGCGGTAAAAAGCTAAACACTTTCAATATGCAAATCCAACAAGGTGGCTATCAGCTACAGGATTTCGTGGTTCAGTTACAGAGTGGCACGAGTTTCTTTACAGCCTTTGGTCAACAGGGTTCTCAGTTTGCCGGGGTCTTTGGCCCTCAAGGTGCTGTCATTGGTGCTGTTATTGCTATTGGTTCGGCTATAGGTGGAATAGGTTACAGAGCATTGACTGCGGCAAGTGCGGTTAAAGACTTTAAGGAACAACTTGAAGATACCTCTTCTGTCATGGAGGAATACATATCTCTAGCCTCAAAGGCAGACGAAACTTTTGCTGGGTTATTTGATTCAAGTATGTCGGCTCTTAGTCTGACTTCTCAGGCCGCTAAAGACCTACTCTTAATTGCAAAAACTGACGCATTGGACTCAATTAGGGGGTTAGGGAAATCTCTGTCTGACGCATCAACTGAGGCGGGTTTCTGGGCCTCTGTTATGTTTAACACAGATAGAGTTGTTACAGGTAATCTCCTTAACATAGACACGCAATTAAAAGGTAATATTACCACTTGGAAGCAAACGGGGCAACAAGTACAAGCCTTTATTGATGCGGTGCGTGGGATAGAATCAGCGGAGAGTCTTGACGGTATGTACCAGTCGGCTCTATTGGCGAGGGACTTATTTAAAGAGACCGTTGATGTGACGGGAGAAATGACAGAAAAGCAAAAGGCTTTTTGGAAAGAACTGTCAACGACAATACTTAAACTTGAAATGATGGGAGCAGCAAGCCAAGCTATAGCTTCTACTTGGGCGGATTTTGACCTCGGTGCATTTGGTGGTGAGGGTCCAGACCTTGAAGCTAACACCAAAGCCAGAGAGGAAGTTGAAAAAAGAGTTCTTAAAGCCCGTAGGAAAGCTGGTGAGGCTTACTTTAAACAAGAATCTGACATACAAGATCAAATACTTCAAGTTACTATTGATCGTATCATGGCTGAATATGAAGCTAAAGTTAAAGCCGAAAGAGATGCTGTTAACCTGCGCAGAGAGGCCGGATTAAAATATGCTAGGGAGCAACAACAGTTAGAAGATGACATCCATCAAGTGCGTGTGGACAATATCTTAAATGAGGCTGCTTTAAGGGAAGCGACTATCTCCGCAGCTAGAGCCAAATTTAAGGCGGGTGCAGGTCAGTTTGGAGAGGCTTCTCAAGATGTCGCGGCTCAAAGACTTGCAGAATTACAAAAGGCTTATGCGGATTCCTTGAAGCCGGGTAAAGAGTCAGACCTAAGTAAACTACAGAAACAACTTGACCTAGAGGATGCACTCCTTGGTAAAACCGAAGCCAGACAAAGGGTCATACAAGCCCTTGGTGTAGACTTTGTTAAGAATAACCCTAAGACTGTCGCTGGTCTTGAGGAACAGATTAACAAGAACCTTGAGCTAGTGCGGGTAGAACAACAGCGTATAGACCTTGCTAACACCATAGGTTCAGCTATGGAAGATAGCTTAATGTCTATGGTAGATGGCACTAAGTCCGTCAAGGATGCCTTCCGTGATATGGCTGCTGATATTGTTAGACACCTCTACAAGGTTCTTGTCGTCCAGAAGATGATAAATGCTATCGGTGGAGCTATTGGTGGGCCTATAGGAAATGTTCTATCTACCTATGGTCAAGCTGACGGTGGAGCATGGCAAGGTGGATCACAGATACAAGCCTATGCTAACGGTGGTGTAGTCGGAAGCCCAACCTTATTCCCTATGGCTGGTGGTAAGACTGGTCTTATGGGAGAAGCTGGGCCTGAAGCTATCATGCCACTCAAGCGTGGTGCTAACGGTAAGCTAGGTGTACAGATGGAAGGTGGCGGTGGTGATAACGTAGTCATCAACCAGTCGTTTAACTTCCAAGCCAATGGTGACGACAGCGTTAAGAAGATCATTGCTCAGGCTGCACCTCAGATCGCACAGATGACTAAGAACTCAATGCTTAATGATCGCCGTAGAGGTGGCACAACTAAAGCTGTCTTTGGTTAAAGGAACAACAATATG